CAGCCTGCACACGGTATCCGTCCACCAGTGAGATGAACATGCGGCGTGCTTCTTCACGCACCAGTTCCCACGGTGCACCCTGCTCAACAAGCTCCCTGATGCGTGCCTCAAACAGATCTGTAGCCTCCGCCACGATACCGTTCAAACCTTCGGCGAGGTACCTAATATCCTGCATATCCATACCGGGGGTACCTCGCCTTCATTCCGTTATTCTGTTACTTCAAACTCACCCAGCGGTTGCTTCGCGAGCTTCTCCTGCCGCTGAGCTTGCTCAGCATCCTTACGTTCCTTGTACTGCTTATAGAACCCAAGCGCTTGGACGCCTTCAGCGCGGCGCTTATCGTTCATGAGCCGCTCCGCCGTCGCCGCGCTGTACCCGAGCTTCTCCAACACCACGCCGGATTCCGCGAGCCACGGCATGACCTGCACCTGCTTCAGCACAGCATCCGCCGCAGCCGCATCCGATACATGCACCGTCGGCGCGAAGTGCGCCTGTACATTTGTTGCCTCCTGGGCGGTTTCCCACCCATGCTGCAAAGCCACCGTCAGCACAGCAACCTGACGCAACGCAGACTGGAACCCCCTGATACAGCGCTCCGCCGCCAGCCGCAACGGGTCGCGCTGCGACTGAATCGCCGAATCACTCGAAGGGTTATCAGAGGGAAAACCAAGCTCATCCAACGGGATAGACGACTCCGCCGCCAGCAACGCCGCCCACTGTCGCAACTGCTCAGTATGCGGCTGCATCGACATCTGCGAGAACTGCTGAATCTGCGGCAACTCACCGTTCTCATCCCGACTAATCGCGAGCATCTTCGACATGACCGCGTCCCACTTCGACGCTTCCAACGCCTCCGGGTCCGCGCCCAAAATAGCGCGCTGCGGCGTCGAGAAAAACTCCGCCGCAACCTCGGAACGCACAATCGTACGCACAGCCGAATCCGTGAGCGACATGACCGCCCGCGTAATCCGCGAGCGCCCAAACGGGCGGCGCAGGTCAGCCCCCACCACCAGAGCAACCATCAAAGGACGCCCCACGAGGTTCGGCAGCACAACAGCGGTAGCCTCAGCACGCTCACCAGCCGCAGGGAACCCGAGCACCACCGTCTTATCCGGCATGTACACGGTCACCTCGCGCACCGTCACGTCCCCAAACTCGTCCGTATCCGTACGAGTCACAGACAACCCGGCGGCGAGCGAGCGCTTGCGCTGATCCCACAGTCCAGTAGCCCAGTGAGCGCTACGCGGCAGCCAAAGAACCTCCGGCTCGCCTGCCTCAGTATCGCCCTGAGTGACCGTGATGAACGCGCACGAATTAATCAGAGCGGAGGATGCCGCCTGGGCGAACACCTCCTGAAAATCGTTCTGCGCCACCAACTCGTTCAAACCAAACGGGTCGGTATTGCTCTCCTGAGTCGAGATGAACTTCTCAAATCGGATACGGTCAGCAAGCACATCCACGGTCTTGGCAGGCCACCCGAGCACCGAATCGATATTCCGCAGCTGCGGAGGAATCGAGATACCCAAATCTTTGAGCCCTACACGCTGGTCGTAATAGTTCTGTCGCACCCGGTTCCTGGCGCGCTTGGCCTGTAGCTGGTCTCGCATGAGCCGTAGCTGCGCCAACTCGGTGGGCGTAAAAATATCCCCACCATCGGCGGGGATAGGGAAGAAGTCACTCATACGCTAATCCTTTGTTTCCGTGCGGGGTTGCGTTTGGTTACGCGTGCGCCCCAGTAAGCCAGCGTGGCAGCCTCAAACAGGGTGACACTGCCACCTTCTGCTGCTTGCCATCCAAAGCCGCCACGGTTGCCAATCTTTCGGCGGGTACAGGAGAGCACCTGCTGGGTCAGTTCAGGCTGGTTGCTGTGAGCGAGGTCCTTGCCGATGATTGCCTGCTCTACCGTTGCGTGAGCAACAATGACCTGGTCCAGTGAAGGCTGCCAGATGAGCGTCTTGGATTTCACGCCTGCTTCACGGAGCGCGTTCGTAAGGTAGCCGATACCCGCCTTGCCGTCGATAACAATCTGGGCAGCGCGGGAGGCATGCTCGGCGAGGAAGTCTACGAGCCAGCCGGTGCCATTGGACAGAGGTTCAGATCGCAGGCCCTCGATGAAGATTGGGCCGCCAGTATCCGGGCGGCGAGCGACAGCGAGCGCAACCTCCATACCGTCAGGAGAGAATCGCACACCGAACACGGTGCGGCCCTCCTTGGGGGCTTCGCCCTCACAGGCGTGCCAAGCTTCAGGGGTGAAGGCTGACTGGGTTGCTGTGGCTTCGTCCCAGATGCCGAGTGCCTCACGCCTGAATGAATCGGGAGTGAGGTTCTTTCGCATGCGCTCAATTGCGACAGCGCTGACTCGGGTCGGGTATGAGGGGTTTGCCTTAGCCCATTGCTTCTTATCGTCGGCGCGGGCTCCGGGGTCGGCTGCGCACTCGATATAGAGCTTGTCGCGGTCCCCCGCGAGTGACTCGGCGCGGTGACGGGTGAACACCTCGCTCGGGTCTGTCGGCTTCGGAGGGGTGCCCATCATCAGCACCAATCCGTTCGGTGCGGCGTTGGTCGCAGGGAGCATGTCGTCAAGCGCTTTCTCGGTGAGAATCTGCGCCTCATCAAGCACAATAACGTCCACTTTTGCGAAGCCACGACCAAAGCCAGATTCGCGCGCGCCGAAGAGAATTCGTGAGCCATTCGCGAACTCTACGGCCTCCTGACCGGCACCGCGGCGGACATGGGAGATGAACGGGGCAACCGCCGGGCGAGCCGCAATGCCCTGCATGGACTGGAACGTTTCATTATGAGTGCGAGCGCGGTGCGCCGACCAGAGGACGAGCGTGTTCGGAGAAGCGATGCATGCAGCGAAGATAAAGCCAGCAATCATATGAGTCTTGCCGACCTGTCGAGGCAGGCTCAGCGCGGCGCCACCCACACCGGCGGCATAGAACCCGTCCTTGCGCTTCGCGAAAACCAGGCGGCCAATATCAATCTGCCAGCTATCGAGCGGGTAGCTCATCTTCATGAGCTGCCGAGCAATGGACGGCCAACCGGTCGCCACAATTCCAGTAGGTATCTTGAGCTGTGCGGCGACCTCAGAGAGTGGACGGGTCGAAGGGGGCATCTTCTTCATGATGGTGCTCTCCTTCAATCTCTGCCCCGTACTGCTGCTCTAGCTGTTCCAGTTCCTCGATGTCTTTATCGAGGTCCTGGAATCGGCGTGCGAGCGCGGCGAGGTCACGAGCTAACGTGTTGGGGTTGTCGATGTGCGCGGCGAGTTTGCTACGCAGGGCACGGAGCCTGTCGAGGCGGGTGCCGGTTGCGGTGGCATGAGAAAGGGAGCCTTCCTCTTGGGTGGCTCCCTCAAAATCGATAGGTTCGAGCTGCTTAGGCTTGCCTTTGCTCAAGGTATCACTCCTTGTCGAACCCGTATTATGTGGAAATTTGCTGTGGATATATCGCTATCGCCGGAGGGCGCGAACTCACCCTCCGGGGGAGGGGGTACCCCCCTGGTCCTGTTTGCTTCAGGTGGTTTGCCCCGGTTGATGATGTCCCCCTTATAGCAGTGAGAGGTCACCGGCTGGGGTGCGTGGTTGGGGCTAAAGGATCAGCGTTGTTTTCGGTCGAATCGGTTCAGCGATTCTGATTGTCTTGCGAGCTTGAGAGCGTTTGCCTCCGAGCTTTCCACCGAGTCTCTGGTTGCATTGGCGGCAGATGACTCGGGTATTCTCCACAACATCTTTGCCACCTTCAGCGTGAGCTGTCACGTGGTCAAGCTCAGGGCTATTCGGTTGCTTGCTCCGGTGCCAATCATAGGCAACGAAACAAATAGGACAGCGCATGTCGCCGCGTTCAAAAGCTGCGGCGAGTTCCTGCTTCCGGAGGTTCTTCCAGCGGGCGGTTCCGGTGCGGCTAGTCGCCATACGCTTCCTCCTTCTTCCACTATTCATTTGTAGCTTGCGGGCTGGTACCTGGTGGGGGAGGCTGTATACCTTCCCTCCTCCCCCACCAGAGGAAGAATCCGACACGCTTGAACATGTCTCCCGCATCATTACCACCCCCCCCTGCTAGGCAGAGGACACACCAGTGGTAAGCGGGATAGTCTAGCGTCATCATCCCCCCTTGTGCAACCACCCCCGTTACACACCAGAGGACAGCCTGACCAGCGTCTCCTCCTCCTCATCGGCAGACAGCAGATTCCACAGGAAAGCACGCGGCCAAATCGCAGAGCAAGCAGAGCACTCGACGCGCTGAACCTGCTCCCCCTCAACGTCCCAGACAGCAACCAGACACGGCTTCTGTACTGTTGCACCGAATTCATCTCGACAGATTCGGAGCTTCTGGTGGCAGACAGGGCATACGCGGTCTATCGGTGTACGGCGAACGGGTTGTAGATACTCCTGAATCTTTGACACCCACTCGCTCCACTCCTCGCCAATCCAAACCAGAACAGGAAGACTTACATGGGCAATATGAGGGAGCACGGCACGCATAGTGTCAGCTGGAGATTTCCCCGCCGGCGCCCCAACAGCTGCCGCAGTCTCCGCAGCAGAGTGACCAACCGCAGTCCACAAATCCAACGCCGCAACATCCAAGGGCGAGCGCGAGCCAGAGGACGATGGACCTTTCCCATGCTCCGCACCCTGCTCAGTGACAGCTTGCCGAAGCTGATCTAGTAGAGCCATTTCCAAGGGAGCATCTTCGAGTGCCTCTGCTGATGCCCCTATGTCCTCAGCTCGAACATGGGCAAAGGCCAAGACATTCAGGATGGCTCGCACCCGGCGGCGCATCTCAGCGATATCTTGCTCAGTCATTGGCTCAGTTCCTTCACGATTGCTGTCCACATGTCGGGTCTCCACACAGCGGCATCTTGACCAGCCGAAGCGAGCGCGTCGAGCCACTGGATTTGTGCTGCGGAGACTCGCCCCTTCATGGTCTTCAATTCTCTGAAGATGGTTCGCCGCTTGATGGGGTGGACGAGTACCAGGTCAGGAAAGCCAGCCGGGGAACGGCGGGAGTCATGGGTGTGGTAGTGCATCCATCCCAGGCGGGTTGCCAGGGTGATGATTGCTGATTGGAATTGAGCTTCAGTCATGGTTCGTGCATTGAGCATCAAATAGTCTTGTGCTTTCACGCTTACCTCCTGGTGGTTCGGCGGGGTCGAGCTCGGCGATGACGAGGGCGTTTCGATTCTGAAGTGGTTAGGTTTTTATCGGCTTTACCGTCCCGTCCCGACCCGGCGGATT